CTGCACCCTGTGGCACCCCCTAATCAAGAATACACTGACGTACTGGCTTATCAAGAGCCTGAACGTGATCCCTCTAAGACTGGCAACAAACCCAAACAATTAGTGGCTGTAGAAGTCTATGGCTATGAAGTAGGTCGTGGCATGCGCAAGCGTGTTGTCACACCACAAGAAGTGTTTAAATTAGCCGCATTGGGTTGCACAGACAAAGAAATAGCCATATGGTTTGATGTGGCCTATGAAACACTGAGATACAACTTTAGTGATATCATAGCAAAAGGACGCCAGGAGATGAAGACAGCCCTGCGCAATGCCATGTTCAAGAATGCTCTCAGTGGCAATGCCGCACTGCAGATCTTCCTTGCCAAGAACTTCTTAGGTATGAGCGACAACCCCAGCAATTCAGATGAAACCAAGATATTACCTTGGACGGACGATGAATGAAGATCAAAAGGTTAAAATGAGTTTATCAAATCAAGATAGAATAGCAAGTTATTCAAAGGTCAACGCAAATTGGCAACTGCATTGTGGCAACGATGATAGAATAGTAGGCACCATATATCTAGGCAACAACTATGCCAAAGCCAATGACTACTATGGTGGTTATCAAGGCAACTACCTAAAACGCATAGCTGCCTTGTTTCCTGACAAAACATCAGTGGCTCACCTCTATGCTGGACAAGCAGATGTGTCAGAGTTACCTGGACAAAAATATGATATCAACCCTCAGAGCTCAGACACTCTCTATGCTGATGCTAGAGAAATGTCAAAATATGCTGTTGACAAACATGATCTTTGGGTATGCGATCCACCCTATGGTGAAGAACGCCTGCGAGAATATCAACAACGCTATGGATGCCCAGCTGATACCTTAAACATCAAAAGAGTGTTTAATGAACTGTATCTTGCTTCAGCACCAGGTGCTCACATTGTTTGGCTAGACTGGCAGCGTCCTTTCTACAAGAATGCTGAATGGTTAGAAGAAGGTGCTGTACTGTACAGAGGCAGTACAGGACACAAGGATCGCAGTATCAGTATCTATCGCAGAGCAGACTGATGCCTTTAAGTGCCGCACAAAAGATAGTAGCAGATGATCCTACACGTTTTCGTGTGGTGGTAGCTGGCAGACGCTTTGGTAAAACTCACCTTTCTATAAGAGAGTTATGTTACCACGCCAAGGATCCTGGGAAGGATGTATGGTATGTGGCACCTACCTACAAGATGGCACGACAAATTGTTTGGCGTAAGTTAAAGAACAAACTACAAGATTTAAACTGGGTGGCCAAGACCAATGAAACAGAACTTACCATAATTCTAGTAAATGGCTCAACCATTGCTCTCAAAGGTGCTGACAACTATGACAGCCTGCGTGGGGTGGGCTTGGACTTTATTGTTCTAGATGAATTCGCAGATATTGATCCCATGGCCTGGTACGAAACCCTCAGACCTACACTGAGTGACAAAGGTGGTGGTGCACTGTTCATTGGCACACCCAAAGGCATTGGCAATTGGGCCTATGAGATATATCAAAATAGTCTAGACAATGACACTTGGAAAAGCTGGTCATTTACCACCATTGACGGTGGGCGTGTGCCAGAAGCAGAAATAGAAGCTGCCAAGCGTGATCTAGATGAACGCACCTTCCGCCAGGAATATTTGGGAACGTTTGAAACTTTCTCAGGACGCATATACTACGCATTTGATCGTGCCAGCAATACTCGTAAATACATTGGCACAACGCCAGAGGCAGTGTATGTTGGCATGGACTTCAACATAGACCCCTGCAGTTGTGTGGTTGCAGTCAGACAAGGCGATACCTTACACATCATAGATGAAGTAAGATTGTTTAGTTCAAACACCCAAGAAATGGTGCAAGAACTTAAACAACGCTTCCCCAAATCCAAAATCTGGGTCTACCCTGATCCTGCTGGCAACCAACGCAAGACATCAGCTGGTGGCGCCACTGACATAACCATACTGGCCAATGCTGGCTTTGTGGTCAAAGCCCCACGCAGTCACACACCAGTACGTGATCGTATCAACGCAGTAAATTCTAGATTGTGCGATACCATAGGCATTAGAAGGCTGTTTATAGACCCTAAGTGTAAATACACTATTGAGGGACTAGAGCGTCAGACCTACAAAGAAGGCTCAAGCCAGCCTGACAAAGACTCAGGCTATGACCATATGAATGATGCATTGGGGTATATGGTTGATTACCTATTTCCAGTGCGCCGTGACATAGACCCTGAACTACTGATCCCACAAAGGTGGGGACATAGTTTAGCAAAATAAGGATAAAAAATGAATATCATAGAGACGCTGTCAAATGAACTTAAACAACTGTTACAAGGCAATCTCTTGTATCAGACTTATTCACCACAATGGCAGTATCTGCTAGAATCATACATTGGTGGACAAGAATATCGTGATGCTGAACATCTCACACGCTATCAACTAGAAACAGATGGAGAGTATGCTGCCAGACTGAAAACCACACCCTTGGACAATCACTGCCAATCAGTGATATCAGTCTACAATTCATTCTTGTTCCGTGAAGATCCAGATAGAGATTTTGATAACAATGGTATGACATTTGAACTTGAAATGTTCTTGCGTGATGCTGACCTAGATGGTCGCAGCCTAAACGCATTCATGAAGGATGTGGCCACATGGAGCTCAGTGTTTGGACACGCTTGGATCATGGTTTCCAAGCCCAATGTGGGTGCTACCACAGTGGCAGACGAGCAAGCACAAGGTGTTCGCCCATACGTTAGTCTACTAACACCAATGGTTGTGCTAGATTGGCAGCATCAAAGAGCACCATCTGGCAAAATTACATTAAGTTACTTCCGTTATCTTGAAGAAACCACAGGAGATTTGCGTACTGTAAAAATATGGACTCCTGAAACCATCACTACCACTGTGATTGATACCAAAAAAGGTGTGTTGGTTGACTCTGTAGAAGAAGTCAATGGCTTGGGAATGATCCCAGCTGTGTGTGTCTACAATGGTAGAAGCATAATCCGCGGCTTTGGCGTCAGTGATATCGCTGACATTGCTGATGCACAGAAATTTATCTACAACGCTACCTCAGAGGTAGAACAATCAATACGTATGGATAGTCACCCCAGCCTTGTCAAGACACCTGAAACACAGGCAGGCATTGGTGCTGGAAGCATCATTCATATGCCAGAGAACTTGGATCCAGGCTTGAAGCCATATCTACTAGAGTTTGGTGGCGCTTCTATCAGTTCAATATATGAGTCTATCAATCACACCATTGCCAGCATAGACAAGATGGCCAACACTGGTGCGGTTCGTGCCACTGAAAGCCGCACAATGAGTGGCATTGCCATGGAGACAGAGTTTCAGCTACTTAACGCTAGACTCAGTGAAAAGGCTGATAACCTAGAATTAGCAGAAGAACAAATGTGGGATCTGTGGTTTAGATATCAAGGTCAACAATGGATGGGAAGCATTGAATATCCTGGCTCATTCAACATACGTGATACCAGCAGTGAGATCCAACAGTTGGCCCTAGCCAAGAACACCGCCACTGATCCAGCAGTATTACGCAAGATTGATGAGCATATCCTAGAGTGGATGGGTGAAGACAAAAGCGATTTACCATTCATAGATCCTAATCCACAGCCAGGTAGACTGTATGCTGACGGTGAAGAGATCAATGCTAATCTCCCAGCAGCCTATCAACCAGCATCAAACGCAGAAGTTCCTGAAGGTCAGAACTGTGGCAACTGTGAATACTACAAGCCAGGCGAACTCTATTGCACCAAGTTTGACGCACCAGTTCGTGCAGTCTATTGGTGTGCCAAGTGGGAACCAGCAGAAGACGAATGAGATTAATGGCCACTATCACAGCTGACCAGATGCCTAAAGTCTATGCTCACATACAATGTGATCAATGGGCAGAAGTGTTTGAAGAAGAGTATGTGTTTGTAAATCCTAGTCCAGCATTTAAAATCATGTTGGCATTATTAGATGTAGTGACCTACACTGATGTGCCTGCAGAAGCAGATCTTTATACCAATGAAACTCAAGCACAGTGAAGTCCGTGACTGGAGAATAAGACAGCTTGACATACAGGATTACACCTGTGCGTTATGTGGTGATACTATTGAACCCACAGAAGCTGTGTTGGATCATGATCACAAATCAGGCTTATTAAGGCAAGTGCTCCATAGGGGCTGTAATTCAATGTTAGGCAAGATAGAAAACAACACCGCAAGATCAAGGATGACACCTCAAAGACTAAAAGTGTTTGCACAAAATCTCATAGAGTATATAACAACATCACACACTGAGGTCAGACATCCCACACATAAAACCATAGAGGAGAGAGCGATGATGAAAAAAGCAATGGGCAGAGGCCGTGGACGAGGCAAGAAGCCACCAAAGCGTTAATTGGCTAGAATACTTTGAGAGCATTCAACGAGAATGTCCTTGGAGCCTGGCAGCATACAAACGTGACCTAATTGACATAGTTGATTGGGTTCCAGGCAAGCCTATCGCAGGGCTTGGTCAGTATTCTGCTAGGATGTATGTCATGGACTATCCTGACAACATCATTGAAGCCATGGCCACAGAATTAGACACACAGGATGTTCTTTGTGAGTGGTTGTTTTCATATCCAGGATATGGAGAATTTGCCACACCAGTAAAAGTATTGATCCAGCAGAACCGCAAAGAATTAAACACCATAAGATCAAAACTGGCTGAGGATTAAAAGTCTCAAGATAACTACATAACACGGCATTTCAGGTGAGATGCTATAAATAACATATTAAACACTCCAAGGAGGCGATGCACAATGTCAGATAATACATTGGTAACAGACAACGCAACTGATGCGGCAACTGAACAAACTGAAAATCAGGCACAAGCGACAAAAACTTATAGTCAACAAGAAGTAGACAATATGATGGCCCGTATGAAAGGGTCGTTGGAAAAGAAACTCTTGAAGCCCTATGAAGACTTAGGCGACCCTGTTGAACTTAGACAACTTCGTGAAGAAGCTGCCAAGAAACAGCAAGCAGAAGCAATCAAGCGTGGGGAGTTTGAAAAGACACTACAAGAATTAGCCGCTAAAAAGGATGCTGAAATCTCTAAGAGAGATAGTGTCATTAAAGAATACAAAGTGAATGTGCCTATTCTATCAGCCGCTGCCAAATATAATGCGGTAAATGCTGAACAGGTCAAGGCTCTACTCTCAACAAATGTAAGACTTAATGATAATGGTGATGTAGAAGTAGTAGATGCAAAGGGGAGTGTCCGTTACAATGACAAAGGTGAAGGCCTTGGCGTTGAGGACCTAGTGCGAGAATTCTTAGATTCCAATCCGCATTTCAAACTTGCTAACCCTACAACTACAAATTCCAAAAGCAATATTGTAAACAAGGCGAATGCTCCATTAGACGTGTCTAAATTAGATATGAACAATCCAGAACATCGTGCCTTGTATAGAGAACATAGAAAGACACAGGGTCTTTCCTAACTTAACTAAAGGAGTCTTAAATGACTATTACTAACACAACAACCCTCAACGACCTATTGCCAAGTATCGTTGCAGAAGCATTATTCGTGGCCAGCGAGAAGTCTATCATGCGTGGACTTGTTCGCAACTACACATTGGCAGCAGGTCAAGGTAAGACTGTTACAGTTCCTATCTATCCCAAGCAGACAGCGGCTGCATTGACTGAAGGTACTGCACCTACATTTACTGCAATCTCTACAGATGGTGCTACACTAACTGTATCAGAAGTTGGTTTGACTGCACAGATCAGTTT